TCCAGGGACACGGCCGTGGCCGTGCCGCGCCAGATCTCGCCGCGATCCGTGTCCGCGACCTCCACCACATCCCCGGGCAGGGCCCACGTTTCATTGCCCTCGGGCCAGGATTTGACGTCCACGGACAGGGAGGATTGGCCGTATTCGTCGAGGTAGTTGCGCCCGGCCTGGGTGGCCGGGGCCGGCGAGCAGGCCAGCGCAGCCGACAACTCGTCCGGCGCCGGCACAAGCCCATCCCCGCGCGAAACGGTCAGGCGCAGGCCGCCGATGTCGGTATCGTCGGACACGATGTCCTCGGCCTCGACTCGGATAGCCGCAGCAAACGTATCGCCCAGGGCGGCCGGGGTGTAGCGCCAGACATCGTAGCGGGTCGTGTAGGTGATCAAGGCCACGCCGAAGACGGCGCCGCCGGCCAGAATGATGGAGGCGCCGCCGTTGGGCACAGCCTCGCCGCCGTCCGTGCCGTACCATATAACGTCATCCACGGACGCGACGAAGGCTTCCAAGTCGGCGGTGTCGGTGCCGTCGAAGGTCACCGTGGCGGACAGGCTTTCGGTCTCATCCTGGGCCACGCGTTCGGCCGTGCCCGAGGTGACGGCCACGGTATAATCCGTCTCGTGGTACACGCGGATGTAGCAGGCTTCGCCGGGCGGGAACGTGGTGCGGCCGGCGTTGCGGCTGTCGTCGGTGGTCACGGACAGATAGGCGGCGGTCTCGGCCCGGTCATCGACCACGGTCACGGCGTCGTAGCCGGGCTGGCCCTGAAATTCCTCGGACAGGGTCTCCACGGTCCGGTCGAAATCCAGGGACACGGCCGGGGTGACGTCGGCCAGCTCGTTGACGCCGACGGGATAGCGGTAGATGACGCGCACGCCGCCGACCAGGGTCGGCTGGACCACCGCGCCGCAGGCCGCGGCGAGGCGGGACAGGATCGAAATCGGCGTCTCGGCCGAGGCGGTCAGGCGTCCGGTCGGGATGGTCCAGTCACAGACCTCCCAGGACAGGTCCAGCTCGACGGCCGCGCACAACGCCTCCGCCGCTGCCCGGGCCGTGGTCCGGGCCCAGGTGCGGGTCACGGTGTCGCTGTAGGGCGTGTCGAGGAGACAGCTCAGGGTGCGGCCGGTGGCGGTATAGGAGACCGTGCCGCAGCCGACCTCGCGCGTGCGCGACTCGAGGATCAGGGCCATGGCCTGGCCGGCCAGGGTGATCAGAAGACGTTGCCCCGGCGCGCAGGCCAGATAGGTGGCTTCGTCGGCCAGGGTCAGTTCGACGGTCCAGGCGAACGAATCACGGTCCCCGGTCAGGGTCAGGCCGTCCAGGTCGTAGTCGTCGCCTAGGGACCAGCTCCAGGTGGTGGCGGCCACGGACGGCGTCAGAGACGGCAGCGCGTAGCGCCCGGCCACCCGGCGCGAGACCGGGGTGTAATCCAGCAACGCATAGGAGCCGGCAACACGACGGAAGACAATGGTCGGCAAGGCGTAGGAGCCAGCCACGCGACAAAACACCTTTCCCGGGAGGTCGAAGGTGCCGGCCACGCGGCGCAGGATGCCGGGCGCCAGGAACGATCCGGCTACCCGCCGGACGACGGGTAACACGTAGCTTCCAGCTACGCGCCGGAAAAGCGGCAAATCGTAGGTGCCGGCTATCCGTTGGGTGATCGTGGCCATCGGTTACGCCTAGGCCGATCCGCCGTAGATTTGCAGGTCCAGGAGATTGGAGCCGTAGGAGGCTGCGTCCGATTCCACGATGTCCTGGGCCCAAAACGGTCCGGCCGCCGGGGTGGTCGGGATCGTGACGGTGTTGCCGGCCACCCAGGTGCCGCCCCAGGCCGCCGGGGGGATGGTCAGGTACGGCTTACTGTAATCGGGGTTGGTCGGCGCGAACGTGCCGGAAATGGAGCCTGAGCCAAGGCTGCCGAGGACGTCGGAGGTGGCCACGAAAGCCGTGGCGCTCGTGAATGTCAGGGTCACGGTCTGGTCGATACTGCCGATATTGTCCGCCGTAATCGAAGCGGCATCGAGGAGGCCGGCGCTCGTGACCTTGGCCACCGTGCCGATGGCGGCCACGATGTCGCCCAGGGGCAACACCGATGCCACCGTGCTGCCGGCATCGTAGGCGTTGGCCAGCATGTCGCCGGCGGCCAGGGTGACCGTCACGACACTGCCGGATTTGGAGATGGTTACGTCCTCGTGGTATTCGGACTGCGAAATTTGCCGATGCCCGGCCGAGTCGGTGGTTGTGGCCACCGTGGCCAGAAAAATCGTGTCCCCAGATCGGAAAATGGTCTGCCCTGCATCCTCCAGGACGATATCGAAACTCGTGGCTCCGGCCGAGACCGCCGATTGGAGCGTGCCGGCGCCGTACTGGGTCGAGTTGTCAATTTCGTCTTGGGTATCGGTCTGGGTGCCGGCAAACAGTGTGATCCGGTCATCGGCCGGGGTTGGCAAGACCATATGGATGCCGGCCGACGACAGTGTCAGGTCGTCGTTGGTGTTGTGCACGAAGAACTTGCGGTAGCGCGTGCCCCCGTTGCTCATTTGGGCAGCGGTCCAGGATGGGAAATAGTTCTGACTGCCGTTGTCGAGCACGGATGTCTTGGTCATGCGGCCGCCGTTGGCCGAGGTCTCGGTGACATTTTCGCTTTTGCGGATGACGATTTCGGATGCGGCAATCATACATCTCCCCTTCTAGGTCGTCTCGAACAACGCCTGGATTTCGTCTTCGTTGATGAGTCTATTGTAGATGCGGATATCGCCGAGGTCGCCGTAAAAAAAACAATATGGATCAAAATATCCTAGAGAACCAAGATAGAGGTGGTTGACGTATTCGCTGTAATCGATGTTCCACGCCGAATCCAAGGCTTGAATGTATTCTTGCAAAACAGCGTCAACATAAATTTTGTATGAATCGTACTGGCCAAACAACACCACGGCATGGTGCCACTCCCCATTAAGGTAGGCGTTCCTATTCGGTGCATTTAGACCGGGTGGAACGAAATGGAGGCTTTCTTCTGCGGCCATTTCGTTTTCGAGCACCCAACCATAACGAATACCATCTCCAATCATTGCGCTGTATGACATATCCTTCGGAGCATAGGCGATCAGCCTCCCGTCCATCCCATAATCGGTCCCCGGGATGAGGCCGACGGTCCGAAACCAGCACGAGAGCGAAAAAGTGGTCAGTTCGATGGCCTCGATATGGTAACGAGACTCGGCATAGGACGTGCGGCCGTTGAAGTGCAGGGCCTTTGTGCCGGGCAAGTGGCCTTGGATGCTCTCCACATCCGTCAAGGTCAGGTCGGCCACGCCGGAATCGTCCACGGCATCAATGAGCCGGCCGTCGGAGACGGTGCCGTCATAGTGCAGCACCAGGCCGTCGGAGAGCTTGACCCCGTCGTCCATGTCCAGAGTCAGGCCAAATTCCTTGCGCAGCAGGCCGTGGCGGTAGAGGAAAAACCAGTACGCGGCCGTGGTGTCTTCGTCCGCTTCTCCGGACGGGCATCCAATGAAGAGAGTCATGAGACAGTCACCGTGATGGAGGCAAGGCGAGTTTTTGATTTTTCGTATGGGTTAGTAATTTCACTAATTGTTTTCTTTATTTGATAGCGTATCTGCGCAAGGTCTATTGCATAATTAAAAAAATCCCCATTATGCTCAATGCCTGTTATATAATTACCATTTACTAATATTGATGCATTATTCTTATTTATAACATACGATATCGTATTCCATGAACCATCTTTTAAATAGCTTGGCATGGCCCCATTATTCCATTGGCTCCTTGCATCAAGGTAATAAGAACCAAACGCCATCCAAATTGCAAAAGGCACTTGGGAATAATCCGTATAATACATACTGCAATAAATGAACGTACTCCCGGAAAAATAAATTTCTATTTCCTCTCTTGTTCCTGTTGGAAGCGTCCCGCAAGGGCTTTTGAATAATATATCAATTTTCACTCCATTAAATTTATTAAGATTTAAAATACAGCTTGTCTCTGCACCATACCCAGCAGACGAGCTTTGTTCATTCAAATTAACGTATGTGCAATACCCAATGTCTAATTTTTCTATCCCATATGACAAAAGGTATTTATAGTTCCATGGATTTGGTTCGCTATAGTTCACAAAAGGGAAAATGTGAGCCGGGGTGTTTGTGCTGGCTATTGGTTTGATCGTATGGATCAATGCACCATCCTTGGATGAAAAGACATTACGGATGGTCAGTCGCGTCCGTTGCGAAATACCCAGATCGGGCGCGGTCCACCGCCACTCCCGGCACCAGGGCGAGCGGTTGGCCACGGCACGCACCGAACCGGTGATGGTCGGCGCGCCGGCCTCGACGTTGCGCACCAGGGCATTGCCGGACAGGCGGAAATAGCGCGTCACGTCCTCGCCGGGCAGCGCGACCAGGGACACGTCGTTGCCGTCCACGGCGTACAGGTTGCCGTAAGCGGTCACACTGGCCAGGGACAGGACCGGCCAGTCGAAATCCTGGGCCACGCCGTCGCCGGTCAGGTCGAAATAGGCCTCGGTGGTCTGGCCGGGATATTGCCGCAGCGTGCCAGGCCCCAGGTTCTCCGCGCCCTGGCCGAGCTTGTAGCCCATCAAATCCTCGGCTGACCGGCCCCAGAGATAGATGCGCACGGGCTCGCCGGGCTGGACCGTCTGCTTGGGGACCTCCAGCTTGGACAGGCCGTCCGCGCTGTAGTTGAGGGTCAGAGTCTGGGACGTGCTCATGACGTATAGCTCCCGATCTTAACCCGGACCGACGAGCCGTCCGGATCGACGGTGATGGTGTCGTTGTCGCTGTAGTCGTCCTGGTCCGTGGGCGTGTAGCCGGCCGCGACCACCCGGATCGGGAATGTGCCGGACAGATGGCGGAACACCTTGACGTAGCCGTAGGTCGGGTCGGTGGTGCCGACCAGCACGCCATCCAGATAGACCGACGCGTTGGCCACGGCGCCGGCTGTGCGGCGGGCAATGACCGTGATCTTGAAATCGACCAGGGCAATCGAGGCGTCGTCCGGCTCCTCGCTCATGGTGAGGGAAAATTTGTGGGACAGCTCGCCCGCCTGGTAGAGCCAGAACCATTGCGCGCCGGTCGGATCGGTCGGCGCGGACCAGGACCATTCGCGGCAATAGGCCGCCCTGGCGGCCGTGACGTGGACGGTGCCGTACAGCAGCCGCTGCGGATCGGTCGGCACGAGGCAGGCGTGGCCGCGCCGGACGAACAGCCCGGCTTCGGTGATGTCCTCGCCGGCCGTGGCCAGGACCACGACGTTGCCCGCCGCGTTGACGGTGTAGAGCGGCGAATAGGCCAGGATGCGCGTGATGCCGGTCACGGGCCAGTCGAATTGCTGGGCCTTGTTGCCCCCGGCCCACTCGAAATACTTGCAATGGGTCTGGCCGCTGTAGGTGTTGGGCGAGCCGGTGCCGAGATTTTGCGTGCCGGCCACCAGCCGGAACCCGAGCACGCTGGATGCGGTCGGGCCCCACAGCCGGATGATGATGCGCTCGCCCGGGTCAACGGCCGCTTCCGGGATTTCCAGAAGCGTATCCGGACACGAGCTGTCCGCGCCGCAGGACAGGGTCAGGCTGGCCGTGGTGCTCATACGGTCTCCAGGCGCACGGCGGTCAACTGGTAGGGGGTGGCGTCGTCCGGGTCGGCGTAGTCCGTGACAGGGACCGCCTCGACCGGCTTTTCGTCCTGGGTGCGGAAACGCACGTCGAAGACCCGGCCGTCATGGAGCGTGAGCGTGCCGGACCAGCCGACCGTCTCGGCCAGGGCGTGGAGCGATTGCAGATCGGCCCGACTGATCCAGGCGGATTCGCCGCCAAGATCGATGGGACGGCCGACGACCAGCGCGGTCTCGCGCACCATGCGGCGCCCCGAGGCGGTGCGGCCGATCGAGGCCGCGATGGGAACGAAATCGAATTCGTTGGCCCATACGCAGTCGTCGGGCAAGGTCAGGCCGGCCAGGGTGATACTCATCGGACGTTGACTCCCTGGCGCCGCAGTTCCTTGGCCAGCTCGCGAGCCGTGGAGCGGGCAGCGCGGGTTTCGTAGGATTTGCCGCCGATTTGGAGATTGAGGGTCGCGGAATAGGACTCGCCGGAGGACGCCGAGGACGGGCCCATGGCGGCGGCGGTCCTGGCCGACTCGGTGAGGCCGGCAATGCCGCCGTCGGCGTAGTGCGGCAATGCGTCCAGGAATCCGGGCAGGTCCATGGCGTTGAGGGCCTGCAAGGCGCGTTCGGAAATGAGCCGGCGCATGGCCGGCAGATTGATGATGCCCTCCCCCGGGGTGAGCGCGGCCAGAATCGAGTCCTGGCCCGGCACCGCGCCGGGCAGCATGGGTGCCACGCCGCCGTCCTCGAACCGGGGCAGGCCCGGGAATAGTCGCGCCAAACCGGCTTTGACCGGGCCGCCCAGGGCGAAATGCTTGAGCAACGCCTTGACCGGGCCGCCGTCGCGCAGCCAGCTCGTGAAACCGGAAATGGAGTACGTGCCTTCGTCCTCGGCATTGGCCCGGGCCCGAGCTTCCTGGATGTCCAGGTCTTCCATGGACCGGTCGAAGTCCTTTTGCAGATCGGCCAGGGTCTTTTCGAGGTCCGTGTTGAGGTCGTCGGTGTCCGAATCCGCCTGGGTCTTGGTGCTGGCGGTATCCTCGACCGCCGTCTGCTTGGCGTCGGTGACGCCTGTGCTGTAGTCGGATTGCGCCGTGGCCCAGGTCGCCTTGACTTCTGCGATTTGTGCCTTGGCGTCTTCTATGGCTGCACGCAAGGATCGATCTTCAGAGATGGAAGATGACGAATAGTCTTTATAGGGCGCCCATTTCCATCGTGTTGGAATACCGTAGGAAAAAGAACTAAGATATTGCTTTTTGTATCGCGTTACAAAACCACCGGAAGCATACTGCGAATATGTTGCAGGGGAATAGTAAGTTCCATTGTCTTTATCAACATCCTCTGTACTCATCAAAACACTATTGCCAACATTGTTTTTTGATGAATATGTAATAGTCGGGTTATATAAGAATTCTTTATAGGCAGCAGCCGCATCATTATATTGATCTTGCGCGTCCGCCAAATCTTCCTGATACTGCTTTTGCGCATCCTGCAAGGTCTCTTGCAATTCCTTGAGCGTACTCGCCAACTCCTCGGCGATGCTGTCCAGGTCCTCTTGCTCTTGCTTGAGCAGATCGGCCAGATCGTCGTCGTGATTGGTCTGGGCTTCGGCCACGGCCTCGTCGTAGTCCTCCTGGGTGCGCTGCCGCTCCAGGGCGATGTCGGCCAGGGTCTCGTCGAGACTGCCGCCCGTGGCGAATTTGAGGCTGGCGGCATGGCGCAAGCCGTTGAGGCGGCCCAGGGCGGATGTGCCGCG